ATTGCTACTAACTTTATAGTATAAGATTTGAATTAAATAAAAATAAAAGAATTATGGAATTAAAAACAGAATTATTTAGATTAGCACAAGAGCAATACGATGATTTAAGAGAAGAAAATAAGTTTGAGGATTGTGTAGGTGCTGAAAACACAAAAGAAGTTATATTTAAAAATAATAAATATAATATAAAAATAATTGGATTTTGGGAAAAACAAAACTGGTTTGAATTTCTTATAACTGGTGAAGATGGTTTTAAATATAGCGGTGATTACTGTAATTAATTTAAATTTTATACATAGTTAGCATTAGTAATTGAGGGGATTGAAAATGTCAAGTAAATAGCGCAAAAAACTTGACTTTAAAAACAATTATCGTAAAAATGCCTTCAAACAATTATTAAGTGCTAACTTTACACGAATAACATTGGTTGCGTATTAACACAAATAAATATTAAAATTAAGAAAATGAAAAATTTAATAGATAAATACATTGAACGAATAAAAATAGATTTTCCAGAAGATGATAAATTAATGATTGACTTACAAGATTTTGCAAAAGAAATACAAGTTAAGCAATCAAAGTTATTTGGAGTTAGCCAACAACTTGAACTGTTAGTAGATTTTTGGATGAACTTACCAAATACTAACAAAAATAAGAATGTAGCAAAACATTATATAGATAAGTATTTAGAATCTACTAATTGTGGCTAACGGAATAGTATAATAATAGTAAAGGTTTTTATTATATGAAAGGTGATTTTGAAAAAAAGAATAAGCTATCTATTGATGAGATAATTAATAATTGGATTAAAGAAAACTTATAATTATGAGTATAACAGGATTTAAAAATGAGTCAGTTTACATAGTAGTAGAGTGGCCAGAAGTACAAGATTTAATGGAAGCCTCTTGGTTTCAAGAAGAAGCAATATTAGATGTAGATTGTAAAATAAATGGAAATAGTTCCACTTATTTAGTACCTGCAAAATATTTAGATGCATCTTTTCAATAAAATAAAAAGGCTAAACATTGAACCTTTGTGAATTATAGGAAAACTTGACAAGTACCAGCAGAAGCCGAAGGCATTTGGTGAAGGGTTCAAAACTTGTTATTCACATAAAGATACTAAACCTGAATTGACAGGGTGTTATAACGACTTTCCAGATAATGCTGAATGTCCTGCCTAACGGAGTAATCCTAGATGTGTTGTTCCCTTGAGAAAGGAATGAGGTACAAGAGTGTATAATGTGATTCACTACAACACAAATGAGTTCTCAGCAAGTAATAATGAGATATATTATCCGAAGGAACAGGTTGGAAACTGTAGCTACGTGACCCTACTCTTATTAGTATCAGAAGGCTAAATCCTGTACAACGTGTGACTGTTTGGCGTGTCGCAGCTAATAAGAAAGAGGGTGCTAAAATCATGAAAAAAACAAATACACCGTCAGTAAAGAGAATAAGAGTATCTTTACAAGACAAAGTAGCCTTACTACTTAAAAACAAACAAGGAACAGAAGTAACTTTTGTAAGAGAAGATGGAAGTAAAATTATACAAACATTAAATGACACTTTTTTAATAGGAAAGAGAATTAATGAAATTGTAGATGATTTACATGCCATTAATCATGACTTACGTGCTAAATATTTTATAATTTAGATATGAATTTTATTGAAATACCATATATGAGTTGTGATGGATTCACAATTTTATATCACAGAATCTACTATTATTAAATAATTAACTAGACTCAAGTATGAGGTAATAAATAGATAGGCTGTCTATTTAATTAATGAAAGTGAAGATGCAGGAGAATTTAAATGTGTATTTTATAGGTAATATAGAATACAGTGAATTTAATATCTCTACATTAGGTGAATGTTTTAACTATCTTAAAGATCAAACTGTTATTTCTTTAGATATAGAAACTACACACAAATTTGGAGGTATTTACTCTGGTGAAGGATTAAATCCATATTTATCAGAGATTGTAATGTTACAAATTGGAACTAAAGACCGCCAATATGTAATAGATTACAGAGTTATTGATGTTAGTATATTAATGCCACTATTAACATCTGAGAATATCACTATTGTTGGACAAAATATTAAATTTGAATATTTACATATTTTAGAAAACGAAGGTGTTAGAATCAACAAGGTCTATGACACTATGATTGTTGAACAAATATTATTCAATGGATTACGTCCTGATATTTCCCTAAAAGGACTAGTTGAAAAGTATTTAAATATAATCATAACAAAAGATACAAGATTAGAATTTGCAACAATTGGTTTAAGACCATTTACTGAAGAACAAATCTTGTATGGTGCAAGGGATATTCTTTACCCTCTACATATAAGAGATGTTCAATTAGAAGACGCTATAAAAAAAGACGTTACCAATTGTATATCATTAGAAATGTTATTTCTAGAAGTATTAGGAGATGTAGAATATAAAGGAATGCACTTTGATAAAGCTGTATGGGAAAATACATACAATAATAATTTAAAAGAGTATGATTTAATAGAAGAAGAGTTACATAATTATATTATTGAACATTACCCTAATTCTAAATTTGTTGATAAACAATTAGATTTATTTAGTAATGAGAAAAAAACTTTAATTAGTTGGACTAGTTCTAAACAAGTTATTTCATTCTTTAATTATTTAGGTATTTGCCCTAGAGAGGTGTCAAAAACAACCAATAAACTTGCTTACACTGTAAATGCTAAAGTATTACAAGCTTCCTTAAATACGTTTAATAGAGATATTGAACCATCTAAGAAAGAATTAATAAATAAATATTTACTTTTTAAAAGGAAAGAACAGTCTTGTACTATTTTTGGTACAGATTTCTTTAAATATGTTAATCCAGTTACTAATAGATTACATAGTAATTATAGACAAATTATAAATACTGGTAGAATTAGTAGTAGTAATCCTAATTTACAAAATATACCAGCCAGAGGTGGCTTTAGAGAAGCATTTACAGCTCAAGAAGGATATAAAATTGTTAATGCGGATTATTCGGGACAAGAGCAGATTATATTAGCTAATAAGTCCCAAGATAAAGATTTAATATATTTTTATGAACAAGGATTTACTGATATGCATAGTTTTATTGCATCTAAAATCTATAATAAGCCATTTGATGATTATATTCAAGCTAATAAGGATAAAGATGCAAAATTAACTCTAACAGCAGCTCAGAAAACATTATTAAAAGAGAGACAAATTGCAAAATCTGCAGGATTTGCCATTAACTATGGTGGTAATGGACATACAATAGCTAAAAACTTAGGTATTCCAGATCAACAAGGAGATGAAGTATATAATGCATATTTTAAAGCATTTCCTGGACTTAAAAATTATTTTAATAGAGTACAGAGAGAAGCAAAACAACGTGGTTATATTTTAATAGACCCACTAACAGGACGTAAATTTTGGTTTAATCCACCAAAAAATAATAAAGATAAAGGTAGTATAGATAGAACTGCGCTGAATTATCCAATACAAGGTGAAGCAGGAGGTATAACTAAATTAGCTCCAGTGTTATTTAGAAAATGGATTTTAGAAAATAATTTACAAGATGTTATATTTATTACAAATATAGTACATGATGAGATTAATGTAGAAGCTAAGGAAGAATTTGCTGAATTGGCAGCTACAAATTTAGAAATATGTATGGCTAAGGCTGGAGAAAATTGGTGTACTATTATACCATTAAAAGCTAAAGCTGTGATAACTAATTATTGGACACATTAATATGGAACAACAACAATTGAAAGTTCAGATAAAGACTAAAAAGAAACAAGCCCAAGCTCTTAGAGAAGAGGCACATACTTTAGATAAGGAAATAAATGGACTAAAAGATAAATTGAAGGCAATATGTACACATCCTTCTACAAAAATAGTGACTCAGAGTTATGAAGAACCAGGTAGAGTTAAATATTTTGAATGGAGAGAAAAAGTATGTAAGAAGTGTGGTAAAGTATTAGGAAAAAGTGAAGAAAAGACTACTTGGACTGAATTTAAATAAAACTATATGAAAACATATGATTTAATTCATTTTTGTATTGATTTAGCTATTACTACATTAAATAGTTATAATGCATTTTCTATACAAAGAGAGTGTAAAGATGTACTAAATGAAGATATATCTATTTATGATATAGTAGAATATTTAAAACAGAAACATAATAATAAATTATTAGGTATTAATGAATCAGAAATGATTAAATTTTTTCAAGATGAGTAAGTTAGTAGAATGCCCGAATTGTTTAGGTTCAGGAGAGGAATTAATAAAAGGAAAATTTGCCAAATCTTGCAGATACTGTAAAGGTGATGGTATGCTAGATAGTGAAATTGCAGAATCTCTTATTGATGAGAGATTCTACGAAGATTTATAAATAATTTAAATAAGAAATATGGGAAAAAGTTTAGTACTAAATTTTGAGGTACTAAAAACTTTCGATATTTCTGTAGAAGAATTCTTATTTTTGTATAATATATATACAGATACAATAATTAATATTGATAGAATTGACTTAATTAAATTACAAGAACAACAATTAATAAAAATAATAACAGAAAATGAAACGTCAAAGAAATACATTTTAAGAGATAAGTCTATTAAATTAATAGAATTCTTAACTATAGAAATTGAAGGTTCATTAGAATCAGAAAAAAAAACTATTAAAAAATCAGAACGTGCTATAAATCAAGATATTAAAGGTAGATTAACTGAATTTAGATCTAAATGGAAAGGCTTAAAAGCTGGTTCTATGGGTAGTCAAAAATCATGTGAGATGAAACTTACAAGATGGATGAAAGAAAATTCAGAATATTCTTTCGATGATATTCTTAAAGCTGTGGATATTTATTTAGAAAGTTTAAACGGAGACTATAGATTTTTACAAAGAGCAGATTATTTTGTATTTAAACAAGAAAATAATAGAGAAGAATCTTCTCGCTTATCTGCTTATATAGATGAAATAGGTATCACCCAATCAGGAGATTGGACAACAACTTTAAAATAAATATGAATAGTTTATACACACGAGTCTATGATGACTTAATAGATAGAAGAGCTAGGTTACTAGATGGAAAAATAAATTGTATTCCATGGACATTACCTAGATTTGAAGAAGAATTACCTGGAATAGAGAAAGGTAAATATTATTTAATAACAGCGAATAGTAAAGTGGGTAGAATTTGCCCCTATATATAGTAATATATATAGAAAAAAATTAATATTATTATGAAACCAATATATTTAATGGATAATATTCCAGTGCAATCTGGAATAAAGATAGAATGTAGGATATCAGGAGTAGTTATCAAAGATGCTATACTTACATTACAACAGAATAGATGGTATATCTGTCAAAATCATCTAAATGGTTCTACTTGTAACAATAAATATGGATATATATACTCATACGACATTGGGGCAAGAGTAAAAAATAGTCCTTTTGACCTACAATCACCACTTTTAGAAATGAAAGTAAATGATCCTTTAAAAGTTACAGAAGGGGCAATAAATACTGTACAATTAAGTAATGGAAAACTTATGACTTATACTTATAGTATTCATAAGGATTTAGAGATATATAGAATTAAAATATTAAAGTCGAGATCTTTATTTTCAACAACTCGTCATCCAGATTGTTGTGGGTCTATACTATTATTTGGATTTGAAAGTAGTCCAATTGGATATGGTCGTTTACAAAATCTATCTAAAAGTGAAATGGAAGAAATAAAAGAATATATTAATTCTTTATACCCAGCAAAATTAGTGCATTTATCACACCACCAACAGACAGCTCGTGAATTTATTACAAAATTAGGGTTTACATCACTTATTGAATATACGAATAATAATTCAGGTAATGTAATAACTATATTTCATCATAATAATATTATTTTAAACTCAGAATCCCGATTAGGGGTTAATTAATTATGAAATATTTAGAAGTAAAAAATGGACAACCAATTAAAGATGTATTCTATAAAATAAATGAATATTCTTACACTGAGTCAGTAAAATTAAAAATAGATATAGATAATTATCCATTTTATGTGGATAATCATGTAGGTAATTGTAAAGTATGTATTATACAACGTTTACAAGATAAATTACTATATGGAATAGAGGAGAAAGTTATTGATAGGTTAAATGAAGTATTTACATGTATGCAGAAATTAGTATTTTTAGTTACTAGTACAGATACTGCAGTAGATGGAATTTTATCTAAACATTTTAAACGAATTTATTCTGTAAAAGTTCCTATTGGGTATTATAATGGTTATCAATATCACTCAGCATATTTAACTAATGGTAGATATGTAAATCGTGAAGAATATGTAACTAGAATTAAAAGTTCAGCAAAAAAATAATTAATTAGCTAACGGGGAAACCCTTTAATTTTATTGAAATGATTAAAACAACAACAGATTGCTGTGCTTTATGTCAATTAAGTAGAGTAAATAATGATACACCATTAGACTCAATAGCACATAAACTTAAGCAATTAAGGATAGAGATGAGATTAAATACAGAAGTAGGTATTACTACAGGTAGTGGACAAACTGCTGTATTTACTATTGTGTCTCCTGGTGAATATAAATTAGAAGCAAATTTAAGGAAACTTGGATTTAAAATGAAACATACTTTTGAACGACGACGTGGATATCCACCAGCTGGAGATCTCAAGATGTATATTATAAATTTATAATTATCATAAATTATGGAAATAAAAAAAGACAATCCCGTGCCGTCAATTAAAGATGTATATGAATGGATGGAAAGAAATAAAGATTACGATAAAAAGTCATATGGATGTAAAATTCATAAACAAAAGACTCAAATGTTAGAATCTTTATTCCTGATGTTAAATACAATAAAACAATACGGCGTAGAGACTAACAATGAGCAACCTATGTTAAAAAAATGTAAAGGGTGTGGTGATAAAATATTACCAGACGATTATTACAACTTTGCTTGTCCAGAATGTGGAGAAGAAAATAATAGATAGGCTGAAGAGATAGTCCGAACTATATGGTGACATATAGAGTTAAACAGAAATGATTTAACCTTTTAAATAATGAAAAAACAAAGAAAAGAAATAACAGAAGAAAAACTCAGATACGCTACTAATAAGCTTTTAAATTATATCAAAAATCCTATGGCAATGCGTGATGTAGAAATATTAAGTCATTGGGACAATTATAAAGCTGTGTATAAAACAAATAATCAAAAAACTTATATAGGATATAGATGCTTAGATAAAACTGATACAAGACTTTCTATTAAGAAATATAATAAGGAAAAGTATGTATTAAATGAATATAAAGCTATAACTCCTAGATATATACAACAATTTGTATGTAAAGAAAAAGTAAGTTTACGTCTTATTAATTATATATTAGTAAATTTTATAATAAATAAAAAATTAGTTATTATGCAATGCTCTGATATTAGACAAATCGTTGTACATAACAATGACAATTGGGGAGGTACAACTGGTCTAAATATATTTAAAGATAGCGCATATGAAAGAAGATTCAAATCTTTAGTACATGATTATTACTTTGTTAAAAATTATCTAAAAAGTAACAAAATTGAAAACTCAAATAGCCGATTGGCTATTTCTGTATAATACTATTCAACAAGTTATTGACAAACAATTAAATATAAAGTTAAAAATATTTTATTTTACTTTAGAGATGTCTAAAGAAGAAAAGATGTTATCTGCTTTTTCTAATATATTATACATAAAAGAAGGAGTAAGAATATCACCTAAAGACCTTAGAAGTACTAAAGCAGATAATATATTAAGTGCTGAATATTTAGAACTAATACAAAAATATAAAATTTACTTTGATAAAATTGAAGAAATAGTAGAATTTATAGATGATATTAGAAATCCTACAGGTATTTATAAAATGGTTAGATCCTATGCGTATGCTAATGGAGTTCAACATAAAAAAATTGTAAATATTAAAGGAAATGAGATAGAAATTGATGATTATTATGAACCTAACGACCCAGAAGAGTATGTTATGGTTTTTATTGATCATATAAGTTTAATCTCTACAGAAACAGATGAAGGAAGAAAAATGAATTTACATGAATCAATTGTAAAACTTTCATCTGATTATTTAATAAGACTAAGAAATAAGTATAAATACATACCAGTAGTTATACAACAGCAAGCATCTGCGCAAGAATCAGTTGAAAACATGAAAGTAGGAAGGTTAAAGCCTTCACTTGATGGGTTAGGAGATTGTAAACTTACACAACGTGATGCAAATGTTATCTTAGGACTCTTTAGTCCATTTAGACATGAGATTAAAGAATATCATGGATATGATGTTACTTATTTTAAAGACAATATACGTTTTTTAGAGATCTTAGGAGGAAGAGAAGGAGGAGGAGGAACTATTTCACCTTTATACTTCGATGGAGCAGTTAATTATTTTAAAGAATTACCTAAACCACATGACCAAGATAATATGAATAAAGTGTATACATTTATAAATAGTAATATTAGAAGTTAAATTTAATAATTTATGAATGAATTAGGAGAACGAAAGAATGAAGGTAAATTAAAGTGGAGTTTAGTAAGTTGGAGTGCATTAAAACCATTAGTAAGAGTATTAATGTTTGGTGCTGAAAAATATGATGACCATAATTGGAAAAAAGGTCTGAAATATACAGAAACTTGCGAAAGTTTACAAAGGCATTTAAATGCATTTATAGAAGGAGAAGATAATGATCCTGAAAGCAAAATAGAACATGTAGGACATATATTATGTAATGCTATGTTTCTATCTTATATGTACTCGTTTAGAAAGGATCTAGATGATAGATTTGTAGATGAAAATTTTAAAAAAGATGAGTCGTAAAAAGAAAATGAAAAAAATTTATTTAGCCATTTCATATTCAAGTATGAAGGAAAGTAGTTATGTTCAAGCTAATGAGGCTACAGCTATTATAATGAATAAAGGAATAAATGTATTTAGTCCTATTAGTCATTGTCATATAATAGCCAAAGAACATCAATTACCTACATCGTGGGATTATTGGATGCAAATAGATTTTCAATTTATTGATTGGGCAGAAGAAGTATGGGTACTTATACCAAAAGAAGGTGTACAATACTTACATGACTCACCTGGCGTAAATGCAGAGATTAAATATGCTAAAAATAAAAATTTGCCAATAAACTTTATAAAGATAGTAGATGGTGAAGTACAATTTATAGATTATATTTGGTCATAGTAAATTAAAAAAATAATAATACATGAAAAAAACAGATGTAATAACAAAAGAAGATATAGAATTATACTATAAAAAATGTAGAAAGATAAGATTTAATTCTACAACAACTCACACAGTAGAGCAAATATTAAGTAGATTAATATATATAAATGAGTCTTATCCAAGTGCTACTGTTTATAGTAGAGGAGGTTTTCATTGTGATGCGGAGAAATATAGATCACTAGATGATATAATTAAAGTAGTAAAATACTATCATCCAGAACTTACTGTAAAACAAATCTTAATTGATATATCAAAATATAAAGATGGTGATCTATATTTTAGATATTGTCCTTCTATAAAAAAATATAATTTTGCTGGAAGAGCTCATTATGCTGGGTCTTTTAAAGCAGGAATGAAATACTTTAATATGAAAGGACAAGGATTTAGGAATTGTGATATTACATTACATCAGTTAATTTCATAATAGAGGATGGTAGGACGGAAAAGATGATGAATGATTGATTTACCAAATAAAAAAACTAAAGCAGAAAGAGTAAATCCAAAATCGATGATTATATTTAGCCAGCCTAAGATGGGAAAAACCACAGTAGTAGCAGGATTAGATAATTGTTTGATTATAGATTTAGAAAAAGGTAGCCACTTTGTGGAGGCCTTGAAATTTGATGTTATAAGAATTGCAAATGAAGCGCAAAAATTACCAATTGTTATTTTAAAACAATTAATAGAAACTATTAAGAAGGAAAATAAAGAACGTGGGGAATATGTATACAAGTATCTTACAATAGATACAGTAACAGCCCTTGAAGAAATTGTTTTACCTCTAGCTAATAAAATGTATAGAGATACGCCTATGGGACGTAATTGGGTAGGAGAAGATGTTACAACTCTACCAAATGGTGCAGGATATAGATATACAAGATTAGCTCTTTCTACAGTTCTTAATGAACTTGAAGAAATATGTGATACATTAATTATATTAGGACATGTTAAAGATAAATTAGTTGAAAAAGATGGAAAAGAAATGAATGAGAGAGGATTAGCCTTAACAGGAAGACAATCATCAATTCTTTGTTCTCAAGTAGACGCAGTAGGTTATCTCTTTAGAGAAGATGAAAATACTGTTATTAATTTTGCAGCATCTGAAAGTTTACTTTCAGGAGCACGATGTGAACATTTAAAAGGGCAAGAAATAATAGTTGCAACGTCTGATGAGACAGGACAAATAAAAGTAGATTGGTCTCAAATATTTATTAATAAAGATTAATTTTAAAAACGAAGAGAGATTATGTTTGATTTGAATGAAAAGAAATTTGGAGGAACTGTTATATTTAATAATGGTCAAGCGGGATTAGTGAAAAATGTAGAAATTTCTGTTGAAAAGAGGCAGCCTGGGGAACCTGAGACATATCCAAACTACAAATTAGTAGTATCGGATGATTTAGGAAAAGTTAACCAAGGATTTTATTATCCAAAAGTTGACCCTCAGAAAAGTGCAGAACAAAATGAACAAAGTGCAGTAAGAGAAGTAGGACGTATAATGCATATAGCTAGAGCAGTCTTAGGGAATGACTATGAATTTCCTAAAGTGAACTCCGCTAAGGAAGCATTCGACATACTATTTAGTTTAGTATTAGAAAATAGTGCTGGTAAGAAATTTAATGTATTTGTAACTTATGGTACTACAGGTTATCCTGGAAAGTATTTAGGTTTAAGATATTTTAACTTTATTGAACCAGCTACAGGGCAACCTACAAGATTACGAGCTGGTGCTACAGATTTATTAGAACGAGTGGAGCAAGATGCGCCAAAAAATTCTGATTTAGATGCACCTAAAAGTACAAAAACAACTGATTGGTTAGGCTAATTTAATATTAAAGGGGGAGAAATCCCCCTTTTTACTTATTATCATGAAAATAGATTTAAATAAAAAAATAATAACAAAAGAAGGGCTTTTACGAAAAATTACAGATATAGATATCTATCGTCATTATATAGGAAAAAATGTTGAATTAGGTGTAAAACTTAAATCATTTCTTAGAGATGAAGACGACCCATCATTTGGATTTTTTATAGGAGACAGTGGGGAAATTTGTTTTAATGATTTCTTATTAGGTGGAGGTGACTGTGTAAAATTTGTTCAATTGAAATTTGGACTAAATTTTCATGAAGCTTTGAGTAAAATAGCAATTGATTTAAAATTAGATCATTTGTTTATAGTGAAGAAAACATTTAAAACAGAATCATCATATAATCCTGATACATTTGAAGATAGAGATAAAATCTTAAGTAAAGCTAATAACTTTAAATTAGGAAAAAAATCTAGAGAATGGGAAGCAAGAGATTTGGCATATTGGTTAAAATTTGGAATAGATCATGAAACATTAATTAAATATAATGTTGAACCTATTTCTTATATATTTATAAACCAAAAGCCTATTTTAGCTGAAAAATTTGCATATGCATTTACAGAATTTAAAGATAATGTAGAAACATATAAAATTTATCAACCATACAGTGAAAGATATAAATGGATAAATAATCATAATCATTCTATTTGGCAAGGATGGAATCAATTACCTGGTATTGGTAAAACTTTAATCATAACTAAATCATTAAAAGATGTAATGGCTATATCTAATATTTTAGGTATACCATCAGTATCATTACAGTCTGAATCAACTCTCCCAAAAGCTCATATTATAGATGAATTAAAAGAAAGATTTAAACAAATATTTATTTTATATGATAACGATTATGATAAAGAAGAAAATTGGGGCAGACAATTAGGGAATGATATTTCTGAAGCATTTTATATACCTCAAATTGAAATTGATGAAAAATATAAAGCAAAAGACTTCAGTGATCTAGTAGCTAAATTTGGAGCCTATAGAGCTAAAATTATATTAGACGGAATATTAGAACAAAGAATAACACCATTTTAAAAAACAATAAAAATATGTTAGTAGCAGTTTATGGATCTTTAAGAAAAGGTCTTAGTAATTATAAAGGGTATTTAACTAAATCTGTTTACTTAGGTAAATTTGATTCAGAACCTGTATTTACACTAAAAAGTTTAACACATTATCCTGCCTTAATTAGAGGAGGTAAAACTTCTGTAGTAATGGAAGTATTTCGAGTAACAGAAAATACTTTAAATCAATTAAATATATTAGAAGGATTTTACGAAGAAAAAGATAAATTTAATCATTATAATAGAGAAATTATTAAAACTCCTTATGGTGATGCATTCGTATATTTATATAATTGTGAAGAACGAATTAAAGATGCAACAGTAGTTAAATCAGGAGATTGGGTAGAATTTTTAGCTAACGCAAAATTATATAATAATGCTTAGATACTTTAGACCAAGAATTAGAAGTAGACATCCATCACATGCACCATTGAGAGTAAGAGGAACTTTTCCATTATTCCCATTTAGATCAGTTATTAGATTTGGATCTACAACAGAAGTACCAGCTGCTACAGTAGAAATTAATTCTATTGAATCAGTAAAGAATTCTTCTAGTAAATTAAAAATGAAAACGTGTTTTAAAAACGATAATGTTAGTACAGCAATTTGGTTTAGATACAATCAAGCTACAGGTGGATTTATCAATCAAATAACAGAAGATGAGCTACATATTAGTGAATTACCTTTTCCTATTATCTCAAAATCTGAATTTGGAAGTAGGAACCAAGGTAATAAAAAACACAACTCTTTAGAAGAATTAGAAGATTGGCTGGCAGGAAAAGAAACTACTAAATATATATTTGAAAAATATTATAATTTTAGTAGAGAATACCGCCTACATATTACAGAGAATGGTTGTTTCTATACTTGTAGAAAAATGTTAAAAGCAGACACTGCTGAAGAAGATAAGTGGTATCGTAATGATGAACATTGTGTATGGGTTTTAGAAGAAAATGAATTATTTGATAAACCTAGTAATTGGAATGTAGTAGTAGATGAATCTGTAAAAGCTTTAAAAGCTGTTGGATTAGATATTGGTGCAGTAGATTTAAGAATACAGTCTGCAACTAATAATGCAGGAACAAGACGTGAAAATCCTGAATTTATTATAGTTGAAATAAATTCAGCTCCATCATTTGGGGATATTACAATAACTAAATATATAGAAGAATTAACTAAATTATTACCACAAAAAAATGGAAAACAATAAAAAACGACAAATTAGAATAGGAGTTGAGTTTGAATTAACAGAAGAAGAAAGAAAATTTTTTGAATCTAGATTCGATATAAAAACTATACTATTTTCTGATTTAATTAAACATAGAAAAGAGATTAGTGTTAATCTATTATATTTTAATGGAGGAGCAGATGTTAGTCCTAATTTATATGGACAAAAAAAAGGAAAATTTACATCAGTATCTGAAGAAAGAGATGCATTAGCAGAAAGAGTTATAAATTCTTTTAGTAATGTGCCAAAATTAGGTATTTGTAGAGGAGCACAATTACTTACTGTGTTCTCAGGAGGAGAATTAATTCAACATGTTGAAGGACATGCTATAAGTAAATTACATAAAATTGATGTATTATATGAAGGACGTAGTCAAGTTACAACTATGGATATTACTTCTACACATCATCAAATGATGTACCCCTTTAATTTAATTAATAATAAATACAAGTTATTAGCTTGGTCTAGTAAATTTTTAGGTAATATCTATTTAAATGGAGAGGATAAACAAATACCACTTCCTGATAAATTTGTAGAGCCAGAAATTGTATATTACCCATTTACAAGAGGTTTAGCTATACAAGGGCATCCAGAATATAGTGATTGTCCTACTAGTACAAAAGATACTTGTTTAGACTTAATAGAACAATATTTACTTTAATATTTAATAAATTTATATAATGATTACAAATGTTTTAATAGGAGCAGATCCAGAGTTGTTTCTTGAGAAAAATGAAGAAATTGTGTCTGCAGAAGGATTAATAGGTGGTACTAAACATCATCCTAAATATATTAGCGAGGAAGGACATGCTATACAAGAAGATAATGTTATGATTGAATTTAATATTCCAGCATCTAAGACTAAGGAAGAATTCAGGACAAACATAAATTTTGTAAAAGATTATTTAGAAGCTTTAGTTAGAATACAAGGTGGTAAATTAAATTTTCAAGCGGCAGCTGAACTAGACCCTAAATATTTACAAACTCCCCAGGCAAAATTATTTGGTTGTGATCCAGATTTAAATGTTCATTTAAAAGATTTAAATGAACCACCTATGGCAGGGGGAAGATTAAGAACTTGTGGTGGACATATTCATATTGGGTATGATAATCCTACACAAGAAATTAGTGAAAAAATAGTATATGCAATGGATTTTATTTTAGGATTAGAATCTATAACTCTAGATAAAGACATCAGAAGAAGAGAAATGTATGGTAATGCAGGATGTTTTAGATTTAAAAAATATGGAGTGGAATATAGAACCTTATCTAATTTTTGGATAGCTACAGATGAATTAATTGAATGGGCGTTTAATAAAACGTTAGAAGCAATTGAGTTAGTTAATTCTGGCCAAATTGATGAATTAATAGAAAGTTTCTCTAAGGATGTTAAATATGTTATAGATAACAATGATAAAGAAGCAGCAAATGCACTATTAATAAAAATAAAAGAAAACATAAAAGCAAAATTAATAATACAAAAATAATAAAATATGTGTGGAATATTTGGATGGGCAGGTAAAGACCCAAAACAATTTGATAAAACAAAATTAGATATATTAGGTATATTTAATGAAGTAAGAGGAGTACATTCTTGTGGTATTTCTACAGATGGAGACATAGCAATAGGAATTGACAGTAATAAAATTTATAGAAATTTTTTATCTAATGTTGGGTATGAAACACCTAAAAAAATTCCAGTAGTTATAGGTCACACAAGACAAAGTACTTATGGAGCTCATACTATTGAAAATGCACATCCATTTGGATTTGGAGAATTAGCTGGCAATTATGAATTTGTTGGAGTACATAATGGTACTTTATTGAATCATGGTGATATAGCCACAGAATTTGAGATTAAAGATACTGCTGTTGTAAAAAAATCAGCTACCAGTTATGTCCATAGATCTAAAATTGATAGTGAAATTATATTAGAGACATTATTTAAGACTAAAAATTTTAAAGTTTTAAGTATTTATAATGGTGCAGCAGCATTAGTTTGGACAGATTTACATAAACCAAATGTTATATATTGCTATCATGGTGAGTCCAGAAAAAGAGATTTTGTAAATTCTCCTGTAGAAGAAGAAAGACCATTATTTTATTTTCAAGAGAAGAAAAATAGTATGTATATATCATCATTAAGTGATAGTTTAAAATCAATTGGAGCTACTGATCAAACCTTACATTCTTTCGATACAAATACCGTATACAAAATTACAGATGGTGATGTTAGTAAAGCGGAGAAAACAAAAATTAGTAGAGTAACTAATTTTCAAACTGGAACACCTTATGAATCAAAAAAGCCATCATCCACTACTCCAAGAGAGGGGGCAAATCACGAAAGAGGTATAGACGACGATGATTATCCTCAATATAAATTTTCAAATTATAGCCCTAGAGTACGTGGTTCAGCTGACAGTAATACTGGTAGAAATAATTTATATTTTAATCTTTACACAGAATCTCCAGTACAAAATGTAAATTACTATCAAAGTAAAGTTTATATGAATAAACTTCGCTATTGGAGAAATGGACATGTAATTACTGGGTGTTATATATTTGTACCTACATATGGATTTATATTTGTAGGCGAATCTATAGCTGCAGCGGAGACTAGATTTTATGATTTTGTAAATAAACTATTCTTTAATGGTGAATTTAGAGATGGTGGTGATTTAACAGATAAAGAAAAACAAGATGCATTTATGCCATTTGTACATAAAACTGGATCTGAAATTATCAAACCACCATTGTATTTTATGTATGATGGGATTAGAATTAAAACAGCTTTTGACTATCTTGCTTGTTTAGATATGGAGCGTAAAAAAGAAACTCCTTTCAACTATGAGCAGTTATCTCATTGTTCTGCACATCCTATATTAAATATTAAAACAAATTTTAAAGGATTTGATGCACAAAATATTCTGTATGAAGGTGTGCCAGTAACTGATACCGTTTGTCCATTAGGGGCAGAGAAAATCTATGAGATAGTAGATGGTAATTGTATTAAGGCAACTCCAATAGAGAATTTTCAAAAATATGAGAATACCAAATCAGATAGTACTCAAATTAAATTAGACCTAGTAACAGATAATTTAACAAAGATTGAAGAGGCATACGAAGGGCAAACAGCAGAATTAGCTATAATTCACTCTGTTGAGAATGATTTATTAGAGGATGATCTTAATGATATGTTCAAAGAATCATTAAGAAAATTTCCTAATTATATAAAAAGGTTACAAGATTATAATGAACCAAAGGCTACTAAAGCTAAGTTAATTATGGAAGTATTTATGAAAAAAACAACAAATTTACTTATAAAAGATTTAAAAGAGTAATTGATAATGGAAGAATTAATAAAAAAAACTGAAATGGTTACTACTATAGATGGAACTACACATCCTAGGACAAATTGTAGAAAAATGGGAGGAGAATTTTTCACTAAAGGAGATGTAACTATAGAAAATTCAGGGCAATGTTATTATATTAATAGAAAATACTATAAGTATAATACTGGTTATATTGTTTATGATCATTCAATAGAAGAATATGTAGTAAAAAATGTATCTAATTTAACTTACGGTATAATTGCATTTGATAAAGATAATATGTGTTGTTTTGGATATTACTCTAATAAAGATTCTGAAATAGTAGTTAAAACTAAGGAAGACACATACAATTGTATATCAGAAAATATTATCCCTCAAAATTTATATATTAGAGATGTAAATACTGGTGTATTTATAGATAGATTAGCGTTTAGTGTAAAAACTTTATTCTTGCCTCCTGTTATAGATAGAAATATAAAAAATAGTCTACCTTATGATTCAAGAGGTGGTATGGATTCTTTAATTTATGCACATTCTTTATACAAACCAACTATTAATAAAACTGTTGAGAAATTTGCACCTGCATTAAAGGATTTAACTTTTGGAGTAGAATTTGAAACAGTTAATGGAGCTGTACCAGCTTTTAAATGTAAGCAATTAGGCTTAATGCCATTACGAGATGGTAGTATTGCAGGATTAGAATATGCAACAATTCCATTGCAAGGAGAAAAAGGGTTACAAACTTTTGTTAATGGAATTACTGAATTACGTAATTATACAACATATAATAAAGACTGTTCTGTTCATTTTCATATTGGAAATATTCCAAGAACTGAAGAATTTATGTTAGCATTGTTTAAAACATTATGTGCATTACAAGATCAGATGTATGCTATATTTCCACTTTATAAAAAATATAATTTTGGGGTAAAAAGAAAGCATTATACACAACCTTTTCCTTTTGACGAAACTATTTTTCAGATGGATAAATCTATAAATGGAGATAATATAAAAAATAATTTTGATATATTATATAAATTCTTATCTATGGGGCAATCCTACAGACAAGTAAAATATTCATTAGATAATGTAGAGGGACACCCTTCTGATCCAAGAGGTAACAGTAAGTGGAATATAAGAACTAGATATTATTGGGTTAACTTTATTCCATTATTATTTGGAAATAAGGAAACTATTGAATTTAGGTTACATACTCCGACTTATGATAGTAATAAATTAGTAAATTATTTACTTTTATGTACTACTATTGTAAATTTTGTGAAAGATAATACAGATAGAATCTTAAAAGATCCTACTATATTATTAGGAATAAATTTACAAAATTTATTCTATAAATTAGAAGAAAATAGTAGTGGTGAGTCAATGAGAAAACTTGTTGATGATTTAATTACTTATTTTTCAATGCGACGTGACCATGTTTATAGAGAAAATAAACTTGGTAAAATAGAAGGGGATGAGGATAGTTTTAAGCCTAGAAACACTATTGTATGGGAAGATAAAAATCCTGCATATGAAATTGAAGTTACTAGGTTAAAAAGAAAAGGTAACAGCGAACATTATATATCATATGATGCAGTAAGAGCTAGAGAAGAACTTATGCAAAATTTAGCTAATCCTGGTGGATTCTTTTTAGATAGGAATCCAGTTCCAGAAATACGTCTTGATGAATAATTATGAAATTACAATTAATAGATGAATTTGCATTAGATTATGAGTTTAAAGAAATTTTAGGTAGTGATTGGCAGAGTATGCTAGAAGAACCATTACTTAAAACTGAATATATGAAGAATCTAATGCTTTTCTTGGAAGAATCTTATAAACAAGGAAATTTATATCCTAAAAAAAAAGATGTATTTAAAACATTTAGAAATATAAAATTTTCTAATGTTAAAGTAGTTATCTTAGGAAGTGAACCATATAGGGACTTTAGAAGTATGGGTATCCCACTAGGTAATTATGAAAAATTTGGGGTAAATTACTCCCCTGAATTAATATCTTGGAATAGGGGAATTGAAAGAGAGTTTTATGATGGATTAAGAATGTATAATGAACCAAGTTTAGCTACTTTAGGTGCACAAGGTGTATTACTATTAGATAGTGCTTTAACATCTACAGATAAAAAAGCATTTGATCATAGTATATATTGGAAAACTTTTATTAGAGAAGTATTAAAAGTGATATGTGAATGGCATCCAGCTACTATATTTGTTTTCTTAGGGAAAGAGGCTCAAGAATTTGTTCCAGTAATTGGGAAAACTGGATATAAATTTTTATGGGAACACCCTACGGAAGCTATAGCAGCTAAAAAAAACTGGGATGCATCTGTGCTGAGGGAAGTAAATTCTATTTTAAATTATCTAAATGGAAAGACAGAAGAAATTTATTGGTAATAATTAAATATACAGCGTATGATTTGGATACCAGGAAATGTACCTAGTTTGAAGAATAGTAAAGTAAAGACAAAAAATGGAATATTCAGTTCTCCTACTGTACAAAAATACATTAGGAGACTGGGTATACAGTCTTTTGATTCTAGGCGAAAATTAGTAAAAGGCTATGTTGATAAAAACAGGCCAAATCAATTTGAAGAAATAAGACTTCATTTTGAAAAAATGAAAGTGGGTAAAGAAAATCCATTATTTATAGGTTATCATCATGTTCGTGATAGTAAAAGAAAGTTTGATTTTAGCAACAGTGTTGAAATTATACAAGATTTACTAACAGCACATGATTTTATAGAGGATGATAATATTTCATTTATCTTCCCTATACCTATGAGTATAGAAGGTGATTTACCAACTACAACAAATTTAAGAACAACAAATTGGTATTCCATAGACCCTGAGTGTCCTGGAGTATTTATAAAAATTTTTTAATATGGATAAAAAATTAAAATTACAAATTATAAATTTAGCTAAGTTTGTGTTTGAAGATGTGGAATATATTAAATTTATGTATTATTTAAACAATAATAAGTTTAATGACTTACGTTTATTTGTAGATGAAAAATTAGAATTATTAGATTTATTACCAAAAAATGAAATAATTTTAAAACAATTACAATATTGTGATGAATTAGAAGATATTGTTGTAGATTTATACATTGAAGTAATGAATTAATAATATGATTGATGAAGAATTGGACGAGCTTTACGGCTCAAATGAAGAAGTAGATATTTACTTAAGTTATAGTAGAGTCGCTGATTTTGTAAAAAATGGACCTAAAGCTTTAATCTCACGCCATGATAAAGGTGGAGAAGGTATGAAAGTAGGTTCTATTACAGATGATTGGTTATATAATAGAGAAAATTTCGATAAATTATATATAGTATTTGATGGTGTTAAACCAACAGCTACTTTAGGAACATTAACAGATATAATTATACAAAATTATACTGAGATCCCTAGTAAGAAAGAAATTCTTAATATTATAAAAAAGAATGAGTTCTGGAAAAGAAGTAAAGATGATACAAAACTAGCAAACTTTGATACACCAGAGTTTTGGAAGTATTTGAAATTACAGTTTTTGGCTACAGATAAAGTAATAATAACTAGTGAACAGTTTGAGCTTGGGAAAACTCTATCTGAAGTATTAGTTACACACAAACATTCTAAAGAACTTTTCAGTGATAAATATGAAAGATTAGATCAATTTAAATTTAATATAACTTATCAGAATGTCAAATTTAGAGGTATTATTGATATGATTTTATTAGATCATAAAAATAAAACTATTAGGGCAGTGGACTTAAAGACAGGGGTACCACGTGCTGAGGAATTCATGAGTAATTTTCTTAAATTTAAATACTATTTCCAAGAAGCTGTATATATGTTAGCACTTGATAGTATTTTAAAGGAATTAGGATTAGATGAATACCAAATATTATCATTTCAATTTTTATATATTGGAAGAAATGAACAAGTGCCAATTGTATTTAATATAACAGACAAATGGCATAATGCTGCAATTACTGGCTTCAAAACTAAATCAGGGTATTATTTCCCAGGATTAGAAGAAACAGTAGAACTTATAAAATGGCATTTTAAGTGCAACGAGTTTGTATTTTCTAAGGACATTAGAGAAAATAATGGAAATATCAATTTAAATGATGATTTTTTATTATTAAGTAAATAAGTAGTAAATGAGTAAAGGTAAGTACAATAAATCAAAAACATACCTTTTACCATTATTAGCCGAAGTTATTGATTTGGATTTGAAATTTTATAATAATATAGTAAACACTTATATTTACGATGTAAATAATAATTATAAGGATTGTTTTTTTATATTACATGACTTTTCATTTAGAAATCCAGAATTTACAGCTTATGAACATAAACTTACGAATAGCCCATATTTTATAGAATTAGTAGATATAGATAATAAAGTATTATATATCTATAAATTCCCAGAAGAGTATTTACCTGAGTATAATAATTTTAAAATAGGAAAATATTCTCAATATGGAAAAGATGCTAAAGAAATATTATTAAATTTTTTTGGTACTATTTATAGTGGAAATCTTAATGCAATAAAATTTTTAATGACTTTAAAACAAGTATTATTTAAAGATGAAAAATTAAAACTAAAATTAGAAACAGAGTTAAAAGTTACTTTACCGCCAGATGCAGAATTAACTGATATTATGGTGGAAGAAAATGAAACTTTTGATGTAACAAATATAAAATAAAAAAGAATATTTGTATTTAATAAAGGTAGGAAATTGTTTTTTATAAACAAGAACGACGAATGACGGAAGAATTATTAAAATACTTTAATAATGATGATTTAGCTGCAAGAGTGTGGTTAGATAAATATGCATTATTGAATGAAACAACTCCAGCAGATATGCATAGGAGATTAGCAAAGGAATTTGCAAGAGTAGAATTATCAAATAAAATATATGTACCATTTTATAAACAAGAACATCTGTCCGAATATGGACAAAATAGGGAAGTTGCTAGTGAAGAGTATATATTTAGATTATTTGATAAGTTTAAATATGTAATTCCTCAAGGTTCAATTATGTCACAGTTAGGGTCGGGGTCTATAGGATCCCTCTCTAATTGTTTTGTAGTTGGACAACCTGAGGATTCCTATGGTGGAATTTTTCAGAAAGATGAAGAAATAGCACAACTTGAGAAGAGACGTGGTGGAGTAGGTATAGATTTATCTACATTAAGACCAGCAGGAACTCCAACAAGTAATGCTGCTAAAACATCTACGGGAGCAGTATCATTTATGCATAGATTTAGTAATACTACTAGAGAAGTTGCACAAAATGGAAGAAGAGGAGCATTAATGATATCAATGGATATCAATCATCCAGACATCATGGATTTTATCAAGATTAAAAGAGATTTAACACAGGTAACTGGAGCTAATATTTCTATTAAACTTAATGATGAATTTATGAAGGCTGTTGAAAATGATGAAATTTATGATTTAAGATTTCCTTGTAATGTAGCACCTAAAGATGCTGATATTTTTAAGCCTATTAGAGCTAAAAAGTATTGGGATGAAATTATCAAATCTGCACATAGTGTAGCAGAGCCTGGTTTAATGTACTGGGACAAAATGGTAAACTATAGCCCAGATGGGGTTTATCCTCAATTTAAGCAAGTTACCACTAATCCTTGCAGTGAAATAGGTATGCAAGCTTATGATGCATGTAGATTAATTGCAGTTAATTTATATAATTTTGTAAAAGATCCATATACAGATAAAGCAGTATTTGATTTTAAGAAATTCTATGAAATTAATTATGAAGCGATGTGTTTGAGTGATAATTTAATTACACTTGAAGTAGAACATATTGATAGAATAATTGGAAAAATAGAAAAAGATCCAGAAAGTATTCTTTTAAAATTTAGAGAATTAGAATTATGGAAAAAAATCAGAGCTACAGCATTATCAAGTAGAAGAACAGGTTTAGGTTTTACTGCTTTAGGAGACACTCTAGCAGCTTTAAATTTCAAATATGACTCTCAGGAAGCATTAGATATAATTAATGAAATTATGTATGCTAAAATGCGTTCTGAGTTAGATTGTACAATTGACTTAGGTATCAAATTTGGAACTTTTGAAGGTTGGGCAGGTAAAAATGAATTCTTTAATGGTCCAGATAACGAATTAGTAGGAAAAAATGAATTTTATAACTTCATTGCTAAAACTTATCCAGAACAAACCAAGAAGTTATTTTTATTCGGTAGAAGGAATTTATCGTGGAGTACAGTTGCTCCAACTGGAACAGTAAGTTTATTAACACAAACTACATCTGGTATTGAGCCATTGTTTCAACCTTTCTACACACGTAGGAAGAAAGTAAATGTTGGTGAAAATGTGAGAGTAGATTTTATAGATGATAATGGGGATTCTTGGCAAGAATTTGCTGTGTTACACCCTAAATTTAAAGATTGGATCTTAACGAATAGACTTGATCACGAATCTAACAAAGAAGAGATAATAAATACTCTAACTAAAGAAGACTTAGATGGATTTTTTAAAGATTCTCCTTGGTATGGAAGTACTGCGAATGATATTAATTGGGAAAGAAGAGTAGACATACAAAGCACTATACAGAAGTATATTACACATAGTATATCATCTACTATTAACTTACCAGAAGATGTATCAGAAGAAGAGGTGTCTAATATATATCTACAATCCTTTCATAAAGGAGTAAAAGGTATTACCGTTTATAGAGATGGTTCAAGAAGTGGAGTATTGATAACTAATAAGAGTAATAATACTACTTTTGATTATAAAGATGCCACTAAAAGACCAAAGGAAATAAAAGGTGAAGCATTTACTACAACTATTAAAGGAAAAACTTTTAGTGTTATTGTAGGGTTAATCAATAAGAAGCATAATGAAGTATATATAGAGT